GCGTGCGAATAGGCTGTACCGCTGGAACCGTAAGGGCTGCGTCCCAGTAAGCTGCAATAGGGTTAACTTGTGGATTCAGGTTGGCCACGCCAATCCAGATGTATCCATTCTCCAATGGCAGGCCATCCGTCTCTGTGAAGATTGGGAATGTTGGCTGAATGCTAAGTGCGGACATTTATTGGTTCTCCTGGGTGGATTGTCGCTTATGGCTGAATAAGTGGCAATGCGTTGAGTGCGTCATTTATCTTGGCCTTGGTGCGACCCTCTTGGCGCATTTTAATGATTTGACGAACTCCCGATGCAATAGGTAACGGAAGGCCAGTAAGCGCTCCAGTTGCCCCAGCCTCGGCCATTGCCGCCAATAGTGTCCCCGCTGTGCCGGAACTGTTTACAAGCGTTCCTGGCGGTACTGTGGACACATAGCGAACGGTGTCGTTTAGATCGCGCACAATGGCTGCATTTTGTTTGCCAAGAACAACGTCAAGTCTGCCATTGGCGTCGAGCGCCCTGATTGTTTGATGCAGCTTTGCAGGAGATACCAAAGGACGGTCGCTGGAATCTGTACCCATACCTTTGGTAGCTTCGTCACGGATATAGCGCACGGTCGCGCCTTGCAGTTCTTTGAAGGCCTGTTTTCCATCATTGCCGCTGGTCATCAAAACACGCTTCAAGAAGGTTATTTCTTCAGGCGACCCGTTCAAAACTGACTTCCGGAAAACCTGATCGGCGGCAACCTTTGGGTCATCCATGCCTTTGCGATTTTTAATCAGGTTGGCAACAATGGCTCGGTTTTCGTATTTTGTTGCTTGCTGCGTTCTGAGTTTTCGCGCCTTCTTGTATAGATCACCAGCGACTGGTTCTGTCTGAAGATCAATTAGTTTCTTTAAGATTGTTTCGTCACGGATGCCTGTCGGGTCATCAAACTTTGCTATGCCGCTGATTTCACGCCTGAAATCTTCCATGCGACCAACTGTTCCAGGTCTTGCCACTAGATTGCCGTTGGCATCCACGGAAGCCAAATCTAGCAAACGCATTTGCGCACGAATTGAATCAGCAACGTCCGCAGACCGAACCCCAGTTGGCCGTGAGTTCAAGTAATCAATTACTGATATTTGTACTGGCGAACCATCAATTTCAAAGTCCACCTTAGCGGCTGGGTCAATCTCAACATTTGCCTCTGGTGATTTTCGGGCTTGCTGGTAAGCCACCCGTGTTTTTGCCTTTGCATTTGCAAGGCCATCGGTCAAAGTTTTAACAACTGCACCTCCGGTGCTAGACAAATCAGAAAGCTGGGCATCGGTCATTTCGACCAAAGCATCAAAGTTCTGCAAGGATTGCAGGTTGTTTTCCTCCGCACGCTGGCGCAGGGGGCCGCCCAAGTCACTTTTGATCTGCTCCTTCTCAAATGCCAATTGCTGGGCGTCACGAGTGGCTGCGCCCTTTGTAAGCGTGACCGGAACTGGCAGGCTTTCCGCTGTGGTGACGCGACGCAATGCCTCTGGGGTGGCCGCAGAACCGCCTGAAATACGCCCGCCGACTGCTGTTGCTTGGGTAGGTGCTACCTCCATTCCCAATGTCTCACGCACGGCTGTTGTGGCCGCTTGCACGGGTCTAGCGATGGCTTGGCCTGTTGCCGTTGCTGCGCGTTGGGTTGCTGCTCGTCCGATCTGACCCGCTGCACCTACGCTGGGGGCTGCGGTGCGGACGGCCTGCAAGATTGCGCCAGGGGCCGCGATTACAGGAAGAACTGGTGGCAAGACATTACTCAGGACTTGGCCAACGGCTTGCACTTGCTCTTGTCCTGCTTGCGTGCGAGGCTGGTATGTAAGTGCCTGAGCACCTTCGGCTGCTGACTTCTCTACTGCTTGGACGGCTTGTGGCGTTCCGAACTGACCGGAAAGAATTTGTTGGGCCAAGCCAGCGCCAGCGCCAGCAATAGTTCCAACTGCGCCGCCCGTTGCGCCGGTTAGCAAAGTTAACGCGGTTTCGCCTGCGCCGACAAGTTGCTGGCCAAGAGTTGGTTCAGGTGCTGCGACCTGCGCTTGAACGGGAGGCGCTTCCTCAGACTTGGCGAGTTGGTAGGCTTGCGCTACGGTGTCGAACTCAGGCGTTCCGCGTTTAGCAGAATTCTTGACAATCCAAGCTGCGTATTCGTCGGCTGTTGCCATTTAGCGACCCCTCAAAATTGCATCTGCTTCGGCGCGGATATTGACTGGAGCAGGTGCTGCTGCCGGTGTTCCGGTAGTCGGTATTTTTGCCATAGTAGCCAAGCGCTCTTCTTCGGCTTTTTGTGCCGGAGAGCGATAGCGTTTGGAAACATCAGCAACAACGCGCTGCGTGAAATCGTTGAACGTTTCGCCTGGCTTGGTGGTGTAGTCGCCTGCAATAAATGTGTCTTTAGCGCGGGTCAGCACGCCATTGTTGCTTGCCAGCCAGTCAGTCTTTGCGTTGCCCACAGACGCCTCAATGTCTTGCAACTTGCCTATGCCACGCAGGAAACTAGCCACCGTTCGAGCATCTGCATTTTCTGGTGGTATGCCCTTCAAGGCCAACTCAATATCTTTGTCAGTAGCTGGGCCTGCTGGCAGTGATTTGATGGCCGCAGAATTCCGAATGCGCGTGTATTCTTGGCGCAGTTCGGTCAATGGGCTTTGTGTACCAGTTTGCCTTCTTAGGTAGTCTGCAAAACTTGTGGCTGCTCCATATCCACCGCCAGCCTCATCAAGGCGCTTGGCCAAATCGTTGTATTGATTTGCGGATTGCTTTGCTGCTGCCGCAGAGACTGCGGAATCGTTGATTAGTTTACGAGTGGCCTCTGGCAGATCAGTTAACCGAGACTGAATGCTTGAAAGTTTGTCAGCAACCGTGGCCTGCATGGTTTGTCGATCAAGATTTAACTTGGAAGCTCGGGTGTTGATTTCGCTGTTGATGTTCTTTATTTGTGCAGCATTCAGGTTTAGATTTGCTTGCGCCAACGGGCCAGCAAATTGCGCTTCAATTGCTGCTTTTGCTGCGTCTGCACTAGCTTTGGCTGCGTCTGCTGCCGCACGTTCTGCTGCGTTAGTAGCGGTGGCTTGCGCGGTGGTTGCATCTGCAACGGCTTTGTCTGCTTTTGCAACTGCCTCGCGTGCTACCGATGGGGCCAAAGCATCATTTCGCGCGGTAGTGTTTGCCTTGTCGATGGTTTCAAACATCTCCTTTGCGCCAGGGATACGGGAAGTAACCGTTACCAAGGACTTGAAGGCCATTGCTGGGCCTTTTGCTGGGTCTGCCGCTGCTTGGGCAAGACGCTCATAAAGCAGGGCTTCTTCTTCATCCCCTCCGTTACGCTGGGCTGTGGCGTAATCATTGAGCATTTTGATGCCGGTTTCTGGGTTCACTTGCAGGGCCGACAGAATCTGGCCATTCGCTTTAAGCACGTTTTGCTGCTGCTCTTTGCTGAAGTTCTCAATGTACGGACGCAATGCGTCGGCACGATCTTTCGGCAGGCTAGACGCAAATTGCAGAGCGTCGCGCATTGTTGGATTTGGCTTTGCAAAGAATTTGGCCTGCTCTTCAAGAGCCATTTGTGCCATTCGTTGCTTCTGCTCTTGTTGAGCGCGTTTTGTCTCTATGTCGGCCATGCCTGCGCCGATCTTGTAACCCTGCAATGCTTGAGCAAAAGGATCTGAAACCTGCTGAAGGTAGTTGATGGGTTCCATTAAAAAGCTCCCAATTCGCGCAAGGCTGCTTCGCTAGCAGCGCCCAAGCCGTTTACGTCTGTGAATGTTCCACTACCTTGTCCAGTGTTGCCAAACAATTTGCCGAACCCGCCAGCGCCTTGGATAGCTCCAGCCGCCTGCGTAATTCCACCAGTTAACAATTGTTGTTGGCCAAGAATGCCGCCCGCTTGGGCGTTTCCTTGTTGACCCATTAGATTTGATACGTTAGCGCCAGTTTGCTGACCAAATGCAGCTTGGCGTGCGGCTGATGCCTGGCCCATGCTGCTTAAACCACCAAGTCGGTTGTACTGCTGCTCAATTAAGCTCGATAGCAATGCTGGTCGAAACTGCGCCAAAGCGCCTTGAACATTTCCACCGCGCAAACCTCCGGTGGCTGATGCGTTTTGCAAAATAGCATTTTCGCCCTGCTGCTGAAGTGCTTGGAATTGTGGGCCTGCCTGCAATGCTGCAATGGCCTCTTGTTGCGCCTTGGGTGTTCCCATGCCAAGCAATGCTTGTTGTTGCTCCAATGCCCCAGTTCCGGCCTGGTTGTATGGAGATAGAAGTTTGGTGATCTCGTCAAACTGTCGACGTTGTTCGTCAATGCCGCCTTGGGCTGCCTGCTGCTGAACGTCAGACGCCTGACCCACGGCCTGTGAGCCTTCAATTGCGCCGCCTAGTGCCGAACCAATAGCGCCGCCAACTGGCCCACCAAAAACGGTTCCGGCAGCGGTTCCAATAATGCTCAGTAATCCCATATCAACACCTCAATTTCTTGGATGCCGCTGGTAGCATTTTTTCTCAGCGACGTAATTGTCCCATATTTCAGCATTTCGTCAATCCATCTCGCAATCGTGTTCTTCCCAAGACTGGCAGACACGCAAGTCATGGCAAATAAACTCTAATTTTGTGCAGTAACCACGGAATCCGGCGTCTGTATCCCATTCGTTACGAGGAATACGCTCCATTTTTGCCTGAGTCATTGTGCTGTTATCGTAGTAATCGCAGTTTGAGCAGCGACGGCGACGGGCCTCTTTCTCATCCACTTGCATGGCCCTGCCTACTGCTACCCAATAAACCTTGTTGGCCGTTGGTTCGTTGCTTGGGTTCTCAGGGCCAAGCATCCAATCATCAATAGCAACTTGTGTATTTTTTTTGTTCTCGGCTGTGCTGATGAATTCTTCTTCCATTGGCAGACCCATAAATCCCTTGGGCATCATCATAAATTTATCCATGTTGCGCTCCTTTAAGTAATTTCTCGTCCTGATGCGCGTATTGTCACGGCACTAGCAGAACTTGCGATTGTTGATATAAACCCACCCGCTTCTAAAGCCTGGCCAATCAATTCGGGCATCGTATAGCATTCATCAGGCGCAATGCTTCTGGCATCCACAATCAAATTAGATGCAGAGGCAGCACCAGCCGTCACTAGGTTAACGCTAATTGTGACGTTGCTTGCCGTGGTGTTTGTGGCCGTAAATTTGTCAATGATGGCTTTGCAATTGATTGCGGTGTATTGCGTAGTCTGTGAACTTTCTGCCTGCTTTGCCGGAATCAGAACCTTAATAGATACAGTCATTATTTATTCCTTCAAAATTCTTGGTCAAGTATATGGCAGCAGTATTTAAAAGCTGAAAAAGAACTTGCCTTTTGACGTTGGTGCTATTGGGGTGTAGTTGATGATGATGATTCCAGGAGCGCCAAAGCCACGGGTTGAAACTAAAGACGATGCTCCACCGCCGCCACCACCGTTGTAGTTACCGCCATCGCCACCCTTCCTAGCGCCTGTTCCGTCACCAGCGCCTCCACCACCGCCACCAGAGTAAAGCGAGGTTCCCGCACCTCCGTTACTACCATTTGCACCCAAGCCGCCGCCAGCACCACCATTGCCGCCAGCGCCAGCGCCGACGCCGCCACCGCCGCCAGCAGCAGAAGTTGATGAACCCGCTGCACCACCATTGCCACCGCCGCCACCGCGTCCAGTTGTACCAAGAGTTGCTGTGTTTGCTCCACCTGCACCGCCATTACCATCAGGGCCAGCACCGCCACCACCGCCACCGCCAGCAGCAGCAGCATTTATTCTTCCGTTTCCACCCCTGCCGCCGTCTCTTTGGAAAGTAATGTAGTTCCCACCGGCTACCCTAGCTAATCCAACGCCGCCAGCGCCTCCAATATTGTCAACGCCCTGCTCTCCTTGACCGCCAAGCAGTAATGGCCCGTACAGCGGTTCTCCCTCATCGTCGTAGGCATAAATTCCATACCATAACTGGTAGCCATTGAAATAGGTTTGTTCAGTTACATAACCAGCATCAACAAATGACTTTAGTGGGACATTTACACAATTGATGTAACCACCACCACCGCCACCGCCGCCAGACCTAGTTGCAAGTCCAGAAGCGGCAGAGCCGCCTGGCCCGTACATTTCAATGACGTTTGAGGCATCATTCCAGTCTATTGGTAAATTCCATGTACCAGTTCCGGTAAGAATAATCTGCGCCATATTAAGCCGACGCCAAGCAGCGCCACTTGCTTGTGGCTGCGTTCCAAACAAAACCAATGTCCAACCGATTTGTAGTCACAGTCGTAGTTGGAAGCGCTGTGGTTGATGCCTCAAACGCTGAACCCCAAGTGATAGCTCGGGCCGCCGTGCCGACAATGTAAATATGCAACTTCTGCCCGTCGGTTGGAGTGCCTGAAAGGTTGGTCGTAAACGAAGTAATGTTCACCGCCTGCGCCGTCAATCCATACATATCCACGTTATCCGTGTTGATGGTTGGCGTTGCGCTGGAAGTGGTGGTGCTAACCCTTGGCGTGATTCGCTTGTTTGTCAGCGTGTCTGTGCTGGTAGCGGTAATGTATGCGCCAGCGGGCTGCTTTCCATTAAAAGTATTCCAGTCCGTGCTAGTCAGGTATCCATTAACGGATGTTGACGCAGCAGCCATGCTAATGGCAGGGGTTTTTCCTCCAGAAGAAACAACTGGAGCAACTCCGGTGACGTTTGTAACAGCAACTTGCGCCAATGCACTGATCTGGGCTAATGCGTTATTGGCAGATGCTGCGGCTGTGTCTGCCTGATACTCGAAGTCCGTGCCGGTGATAACTTGAATCTCGTCAACAGTAGAAAAAAGCAGTTCAAACTGCCTGATCTGTTGCTGGTCGGTGAGAAACGTCGCAAGTTGATCGCGCGTAAGGTTCAGCCTACGAGATGTGGGTGCGGTAGCCATTAGAACGCCAATGCTTCGATCTGGGCTTCAAGTCGGACAAAGGATATATGGGCGTCGCTATCGCCACGGAAACGCTGAATGCGCCAGTTGCGCATATGTCCTTGCTGAAACCAGGCTAAACGCTTGTTGCTTCCTGTGGTTCCAACTGTAATGCTGCGATCTTGACTCCAAGCCTTGCCGTCCACGCTGTAACTTGTGCTGATCTGTGGGTTTTTACCAACGGCTACGCTGCCAGTCAGACTGACCAATTCCAACTCATTGAAGATTGCGCCATTGCCTTCGTTGTAGACAATCAGGGTTCCGAATTCCCAGCGTACTTGTTGGCCAAAGTGGTTTCCGGTGTCTTGGACAAGGTAGCCAATGGCATTGGATTGCGGGTCGCCAATAAGCCACTTGTCATAAATCCAAACCATGTTACGGGCGCGGTACTGGGAAAAGCCAACGACTGTGCTGGTCAAGGTAAACCAGACTTGTTCGCCAAGTGCCTCGGATGCCGATGCGTCGTAAACGATGGTGCGATCTGGCAGGTGGACGTATAGGTGCTGGTGGTTTTTGTCGTTGCGGGCTTCAAGCTGCACGCGCACCAATTCCGCTTCGGTGTACTGCAAGAGCAGGTTGTCGATCTCTTGGGTGCTTAGTTTCTGAGTAGTGGCTGCCGAGCCAACGTAAATGCTTGGCGCTTCGTTTCTGCCGCCGCCCAAGAAAGCAATGCGATCAAGGTAAATGCAGCAGGCATGGGTTCCAAGTACGCCCTTTTGGATTTGAGCGCCGTCAATGCGTGCGAACGGGAAAAGATCGCCGCCTACGTTGTCAAAAACCTCAATGGTGTTGCTGTTTAGCGCATAAATCTCGTTGCGCAGTTTGATAAGTGCAACCACGGGGTCAGGGTCAATCTCAGAACTGCCGTATTTCAGCGGATTGACTTGGGTAGGGTCGTTCAACTCCGTGACCACTAGGTTTTCGCCGTCGGTAGTCATAAAGTAGCCGTCTACCCAAGCAACGTCAAGAACAATGCCTAAGTCTGGGTCGGTTACTTCCACCAGAATAGATTGATTCCAATAGTACAAACGCCCACCAGAGGCAATGGCCAACAAGTCAAAGCTGTAATCCATTGTCACCAAAGTGTTAACTGGCCCTCCAACGTCACCAAGTGTTGTTACCGTGCCGATGCTGTCAATCTCCACCAGCTTAGTTCCCATAACTCGGTAGCAGACGCCATTCCAATTGATGCCTCCACGGTCTGTTCCTGGGCCTGTACCGTTGGCCACAATGCCGTCGCCTGGGCGCAAGAATCCATTGCTGATGCCGGACTTCTTTGGAACCGGAACCATATTCACCGGATAGCTAGTGCGCAGTTCTGGCGTGTTATCTGCGTAGATGCCGTTAAGGATTGGGATTTGCATTAAAACAACTCCAGCAAAATTAAGGCAATCCAGCCTGGTGAGGCTGTGGCCAAGGCATCAAGGGCTTCTACTTTGCCTTCTTTGCGAACATATTGGTTGATCTCGTAGCCGATGCCCAAGGCGGTGGTGTTGAAGGCAAAAAACCATCCAAGCCCAAAATGCTCAAGGATGAACGCGCCGCAGGCTGCTGCTACAAGGCCGCAAATGCCAAGTGCAATGTGTAAGAGTTTGTCGCGTTGCATTTTTACCACTTCACTTTTGTTTCTGCCAGTAGCCACGTGGCAGTCTGTTTGATGTTTGTTCGGCAATTGTCGCCCATCGAACGTTACCTGGCTCATAGTGTCCGAGTGGATCAATGCGGTCAAGCGTTGTGTCATCTGGCCGAATCCCAATGCAATCGATCATGTGCTGCAATGAGTTGAATCTGAATTCAACGTTGGCATAGCACGCATGGTGTTTTTCGCCCATCTTGCAGCGTTGATTTGCCTTGTAATAGCTGGTGCGTGTCCTTGCAAGCATTGGGTCGTTTTTCACGCCAGTGCCTTTTCGCGGATGGTCGCGCCCATCGAACCGCAGCCGGTTATGGCACGGCTTGCAAATCAAGGGCTTTTCCTCTTTCTGCAATCTCGACAGGACATCAGATCGAACCATTCGTTTTTCTCCGCAGTGTGGACACTGCACCTCATGTTTTACATTTCCATTTGGCATACGTTGCTCCTTTGAAGCATTGTATTACCATTTGGGATTATTTACCACTTGACGCGATCACTCCAATACGCTGCGCTCATCTTGCCCTTGGCAATGTTTTCAGCGTGCCTGGCTTTGAATGCTTCATTGCGCTGGCTGCCTTCGGGTGAACCCTTAACGCCTTGCTGACCGAAGCGAATAGTCTTTACCTCGTCCCCAGCCTTGGCCACTACAACATGGCTTTTGGTTGGGTGCGATGGCGTGCGCTTGGGCTTGTTATAGCCCTCTACGCCAGCACGGGCAAGCCTTGAGTCTTTGGTGGCCACGGTCAGAAACTGATGTGCAGTTTGAATGCTTCCAAGCGCATCAGGTTGTTGGCCGTTGCTGGCTTAACCGTGATGGCAAATGTCTGGTCTTGGGTTGCATCCACGTTCAGCGTGACGTTTGCACCAGTGGACAGGCCGTGGCCGACTGCCGTTGCTGAGTTGGTGATGATCTGTGAAGTCCCACGATTGCACATGGATTTCTGAACACACGCGCTGGTGTTGTTGGCCGCTGCTGCTGCCAGGATAACACCGCCACCAAATGTCATGCCTAGTGTTTTGACGGTTGCGTTGTTGGTCAATGTGAAAAGTGCATCAATCTCCATGCCACCTGCAACGCCCATTGACCAGCCAGGAACCGTAACTGAGGAAAGAGTGACCTCGGTGTTTTCGACTGCTACGGTTGGCGTTCCCAATCCGACTACATATACCAGATCAATGGTGATGGCCACGCCTGTGGTGTCTGCATCCAGTGAAAGCACTTCGTACAGGCCATTCACTCCTGTTCCGGTTGCCCATGTCACATAGACGTTGGCTCCGACTGCAATGGCTGCCGTGAGTCCGTGAGCGCCTGCGCTGACCAGTCGCACCTTGCCTGCGTTGGTGTTGTAGGTCAGGGTCACGAATGTGGCAGCAGGCTCGACCAGTCCAATTGGCTCAATTTCACCAAGCACCAGTGCAGGGAAGCTGCGCAGTTGAGGCTGTGCGCCGATGCTGTACTCGACTTGGGCATTGCGGTTATCAATGCGGATGGTGCGTTCTTCGGTGTAAGGGCCAAAGGTTTGCGCGGTGTTGAACAGCGTTCCAATGGTGGAGTAATTCCAATATTGTGCGCTTGGTGCAACAGATTGCAGCAAGACGGTGGTAGCCTCGTCGCCGATGTTGCCGATACTGATGTACTGGCCAACAGGCAGGATTACGTCAACTTGGTTTTGGGTCAGACTTGGTTGGATAAACATAATTTACTCCTTTAATTAAACGTAGCTTGGATACCACTTGGCAGTGCCAGAATCATAGGTCATTGTCAGCGCTCGACTAACAACGGCTGTACCAGCCACCGCAATGTTGCCCGCGGTTGTCCATGTAAATGCTGCCGTCGGAATCAAGGTAATGGAACCACCAGCAGCGGCAAAGCTGGCCGGCACAGTAATCGTAACGACTGCTGCCGTTCCGCTGATGAACGTAATGCTCTTTGTCGGGGCAATGGTGGTTGCGCTTGCAACGGTGGTTGCTGCTGCGTTAGTGCCAAGCAATCCAGCGAAAGAGGCGTCTGCGCCATTCCAATAGGCTGCCACATCACCATTGCCGTTGCTCAAAACCACATAGCCTGTCGTTGCGGTGCGAATGTCCAGCACGCCTGCGGTAAAGCCGTCAAAGTTTCCAAGGATTACGTTGTTGCTGCCGGTGGTAATTTCGGAGCCAGACAGATAGCCAATTGCAGTGTTGGTGCTGCCGGTGGCAGAGTTAAGCGCAGAGCCTCCAATTGCCGTGTTAAACAAGCCGGTGAGATTTGCAAAAAGAGTGCTATCTCCGATTGCGACGTTCTGGCGTCCATTTGTGCGGGCCTGTTGAGAATCAAAGCCAATTGCAATATTCGAAGAACCGTCAATGTTTGCCTTGAGCGTGTTGGTTCCAATGGCCACGTTTTTTGCTACCGTGGTGGCAACCGCCAAGGCTGAATTGCCAATGGCCACGTTGTTGGTTCCAGTCGTGTTGGCTGTCAAGCCGCTACCCATTACCACGTTGGATGTGTTAACTCCAGAGCCTCGGCCGACCACCAAACCTTGCAGCGTGGTCAAACCTGGGGTGACTGTTAGGCTGGGCAAACTTGTTGCCGAGAATTCGGCGCTGATGTTGTACCAAGAGTTTGTCGCTTGGTAGAAGCGCAAGGTAATGCCTGCTCCGGCGTCAAGCGAAGACGGAAACCCAAAGCCTGCGGCTGCGCCATTAAGCGCCAAGGTGAAACTCACGATTTGCTGCGTTGTGGTGATAAGCACCTGAGTGCCGTCTGGCGTTCCGGTGTTTAGCGGTAGGGTGACAGTTCCAGAAGCCAAAGCGCCAGCGGGCTGTAAGAGCATCCATTGTTGTTCGCTTACCGGCGTGGGCACGGTAATGTTAAAGCCGGTGCTTGGAACGTACAGGTTTGTTGAAACCTCTGGCGATGCAAAAACTGTTTGAAAGTATTGCAGTAAAGCGCTAATTGACATTTTTCGAGCGTCGCCGTTGTTGGTGTTGTAGACCGGAATCTGGTCTGCGCCAGAGACTTGGCTGATGCTTGATAGCTGATTGATGGTTGGCATACTAGGTTCCTCAGTTGTATTCGATTGCGCCGTCTTGACCGGCAAGGACTGGA